TTCTGGCATAGGCGGTATCGGTCACGCCTTGCCGTGCGGTGTTCTGTGCCACGGCATCGTTTGCTGCCTGGGCAAGATCAAGCCCCACAAGGCTGGACTGATAGGCTGCGCTGGAAGGGTCAAGGCCCGGTGTCCGGGTCAGCCGGTCACGCGCTTTGCCAAACTGGCTACCAACAGTCGCCGAAGCCTCGCCGGCTGCCTTGGCGTAGTTCTCCGGGCTGGCGTAGTCCTGTGCCTCATCAACCATCTGGCGCTCAAGGGGTTCGTAAATCTCCTTGTAGCGGTTCCACTGGTCACGGGCGATCTGTGCTTGGAGCGCATTGGAATCCGCTGCCGCATTGTTCGCGGCTTCGGCGCCGTTGTCATCAGCAAAAAGTGAACCGACGACGGCACTTGCAGCGGCCCCGGCTAAAGCGGTTGCGACGAACATTTCATTCCTCCTTTTGGCTCATGAGAGCCTGCGCAAGCAAGGCCATATCGCTCTTGATTCCTTGCTGATGAAGCTCGAATGTTTCAGACTTGATAACCAATTCAGCCTCCGCGTCCTCTGTCGTTGTGGCGTCCGTCGCCAGCACGTTGGCCATGATGCTGTCCTCGTGGGCATAGATGATCTTCTTCGCACCCTTGTGGCTCACAAAGACGCACGGCGCAACCACATGCTGCACGACACCATCCGTCACGACACTGATCTTGCCGGTTAGCAGCACGTTGAGATGATCCTTGCGGTGCTCATGACCAACCAGCACCGTGCCAGCCATTATCTTCCCTTGCCGCATGTACATGCCTTCCACAAAGACATGCTCAAGCGGAATATCCGCTTGCTCTTGCGTGAGCATGGCGGCCTCTAGCAATTCAACCTTGCGGTTATCTGGCTGCGTCTGGACATGGATCTGCATGCTGAAATTCTCCCCCGTCCCGGTCAATTCGACGGCGCGGCCTTGGCCGCCTTCTTGGCATGCATCATCCAGATCACGTCCCAGTCGGAGAACCCGCCCTGCTCGTCGTAGAGGTACTGCTTGATACGCACCGGCTTTCCGTCCTTGACCGTGGCCCCGTAGTACGTCTCGTACTTGCCCCGGCGTTCAGGCAGGCCGAAGGCGGCTTCGATCTCGGCTTCGTCGCCGGCAAAGTAGATGTCGTGAAAGGTGTCGGCCTTGTCGTTGTAGGGGCGCCCGTACTCGGCCCGGTTCTCGCCGATGAACAGCACGCGGGCCGATGGCGGAAGCCAGCCCGGTTTCTCGCCATCAAACAGCCGGTACAGGCGCAGGAACGAGGTGTGCGTGTCCATGCAGAATTTCCGGTTGCCCAGCGCGTACCCCGGCCCAGCCAGTGTCTCGGTGGCCAGCAGCGGCAGGCAACAGGTGATGACGTTCTCGCCCAGCACCTCATGGAAGGCTGGCGTGCTGATCGAGTAGTAGTCGGCTTCGCGGAACCATGGGAACACCTTGACCAGCATCGAGACGGACTCGCTGGCCAGGTTGGCGCCCGTGTTGGACATCTGGCGCGTGTTGTCGCCGGAGTAATAGATTTCGTTGGTCATCAGAACCACCCCGCTTGGGAAAGTTGCTCGAACAGGTATTCATCAACATCCCGGCCTTGCGGGATCGACATGTAGGCACGCATGCGCTGTTCTTCCGACTTGGTTGCGGTCAGCGACGTGTAGCGCCAGACTTCATAGATGACGCCGGTTGTGCCATCGGCCTCGGTGCGCGTCTGGATGACCTTGAACGGCTTAATCATATCTGGCCCCATTGGCGGCAATGACAGCGGTGGCCGTCAGGTTCAGCGTCTCGTTTGAGTATGGCCAGGTGCCCCCGCGTGCCGAATCGTCGTCGTACTCGATGCCGATAAACGAATCTTCTTGGCTGTACGACCAGTTGCAGGCGAATTCCGCAGCGATCCAGCCGCAGCGGATGTAGCCGCCGATGTATCGGATGCCGCCACGGAAAAAGGCCCAATAGGTGCTGTCCCAGCGGTATTCCGTGCCGAAGCCGATGCACCCGCCGTAGGCGTCAAAGCCTACGCAGTTGCGCCCTGATTGTGAGTAATGCCACTCGCGTTCAGCCTGGGCGATGGACGGGTAGAAGAAAATCGGCTTGCTGCCAGGATCGCCGATGGCGAACGTGTTGTAGGCGTTTGGCACCAGCGTGTTCTGTGGGGCGCTCCCGCAATACTTGGCGGTCAGCCCCCCCGGCCCGGAAGTCAGCGGGTTGGCCGGTGGCGATACCATGGCCCCGCCCGTCACGGCCAGCGGATTCAAGCGACTGTCGAACGATGGCGTGCCGTCGTCACGCATGACCAGCATGCCGTAGTTGGTGCCGCCGTTGCCGGTGGCGCCTCGCGGGTCGGAGAACACATAGACCTCGGGCGCATAGTCCGACGTGCCGGAGCGGATGATCTCGATTTCCCAGACGCCAGCAGCCACTTGGCGCACAGCCGCCACCGCGTAGTAGCCATCCACCGGCATGGTGAAGAACGGCACGGGCGTCACGTTGCACGCGATCTGGTAGGCCCAGTGGCGCAGCCCGCCGTAGCCGTCGAACGAGCGAACGGAACGGTTCAGCAGCGCCTTGCCGACAAAGTGGAGGTTGCGCGTCTCGCTGGAAACGAGCACCTGATTATTGCCATTGATTGCCAGAAATCCGTGTGCCATGGCTCACCGCATGAGAATGATGACGTAGGCCGCTTCGCTGCCGCCCGAGACGGTAACGTTGTTGCCGCTGATGGAAACCGTGTGGGCGATGGCGCGGCGGTTCAGCGGCGGCGGGTCGATCATCACCTGCACGGCCAGCACTTCTCGGCCCGCCAGCATGCTGTAGGTGCGGTATGTCGTGCTACCGCCTGGGCAATACAGCATGTCGACCTGATTCCACGTCACGTCGTCGCTGGAGAAAGCCAGCGCCCCGTTGGATCGGAACACGCCCAGCCCGAAACTCACGACAGCCGCCCCAGTTTGACGCGCAACACGCCGTTCTCATCGAACACGTTGATCGTGTTGTTGGTCATGATGAGAGCCGCATAATTGCCGGTCGGGCTGACGATGGAGAACCGGTCAGCCCGCACGATGAAGTCGGAGACGGTGGCGTCTGAGGCCAGGCCAAAGCCAGACACCCGGCCAGCTACATCCACGCGCAGCGTCCATTGCGCGTACAGGGTGCCATCGGCGGCGGCGCGGGCCTGTGTCTCCTGCTGGATGGCCACGGCATTGGCGCCCACTTGGGCCTGCACCTGTTGCATGGTCGTGGTCAGCGCGGCGACGTTGTTGGCGGTCGTGGTCTGGCTCGATTGCAGCAGCGACAGGTTGTTGTTGACGGCGGCGTACTGCGTGCTGATGGTCTGCTGGATTGCATTGTCGGCATTGACGCGCTGGGTTGTCTCGGTCGAGATGGCCGCCTCTGCGGTGCCGACTCGCGTGCCCATCACATCCAGCCGTGCCGACAGCGCTGTGTCGCCCTGAATGCGCTGGCTCGTTTCCTGCACCAGCACCAGTTCAGCCGCTTCCAGGCGGTCGAAGATGCCGCCCGGTTTGTCGATCAGATCGACTCGCGCCTCCAGATCGTGAAACAGCTTGGACTCGAACACCTGCGTATGCAGGTCAGACAACGCCCGCGAAATCTCGCCGGGGTCAAGCGCGGTGCCGCCTTGGTAGTTGGCTGCTGCCTGCTGGGCCGCGTTGCGGATCAGCAGATTGAGCGAACCCGACGTAGCCAGCCGGTCAAGCTCGGCGGCAGTGATGAACCGGTTGTCCTTGGTGCCCGAGAATCCGTTGCGCACGTTAAGGCCATCGACCACGGCTTGCAGCACCTGCCGGGTGTTTTCATCGGTGATGGCATCGAGGGCACCCAGCGGGATACCCGGAATGCCGGCATTGACGCCCGTGCTCATAGCGATGACAACTCGCGGAAGGACTGCGCCACGCGCAATTCACGGAATCGCCCGGTGCCCGCCAGCTTGAGGCGGTAGCGATCGGACTCGTAGCCACCGGGCAGGCGGAAGTTCTTGAGGCCTCCGGCCAGCGCCTCGGTGTGCTTCAACTGGTACTCGAAGGCGCCCGTGGTCGGGTTCTTCACGTAGGCCCACAGTTCCAGCGACCAGTTGCCCTCCACCAGCGCCTGCGCCACGCCGAAGTTCAGCGGGCGCGGTAGCACGCGCTCGGCGGATTGCCATGTGGCGGCAATGTCCGTACCGCCGTTGAATTGGTGCAGCGTGTTGCCGCTGGCGTAGTAGAACTGGTCGGACAACGGACTGACGAAAGCACACTGCGCGGCAAACGTCGGCAGATCGGTCATGGTGCCGTCTGCTTCGTCGAAACGGATCATGAACGGCGTGAAGGCGCCCGATGACGAGAACACCACCAGCCGCCCGTCCCACACAGCAAAGCGCATCGAGGACAGGCCCGCGCCGTAGCGTTGCCGCCAGACTTCGCGGGTAAAGAACTTCTGCCCCTGCATCAGACTGGCCGATGCGCCGGTCAGCGCCACCAGCCCGTCGTTGCTGGCGTACATCACCACGCCGTCGACCACGGCAATGGCCCACTTGCTGGAGCCGGCCTGATCGACGTTGATCTTGCTCACGGTCATGGAATCCGGCGAGACGCCAGACACCAGATGCGGGTGGGAACGGGTCGTCACCACGGCGCCGGAGCCATGCACGATGCCGCCGACGATGTTGGTCGGCAGCGTCTTGACGTACTTCGGTGGCCACGCCCACGGCTTGTAGGCTTCGGAGAAGTGCAGTTCGTTGCCCAGCCACGCGCACAGGATGCCGTTGGGCAACTGCATCAACCCGGTCAGCGCCTGGTTGGGCGGGTAATACTCGGTCGATGACAGCGACTCGTTGAGCATCTCGCCCTTCACGTTGTCCGTGAAGATGAAGGTGCCGGAGCCGGAGAGCACGCCCAGCGTCCCGACATAGAAGTAGTCGGCGATGGTCGATCCCGTCGGTGTGCGGTAGATGCGGATTTCCTTGATCGGCGCGTAGCCGCTGACGGCATCCTTCACGGCATTGACCGACACGCCGATGATCGGCGAAGTCGTCACAAGCCCAGGAGGGCTGGGCGGCCCTTCCTCGCCGTAGGTGTTCACGTAGGTATAGACGTAGGCCCGCGTCTCCTTGTCGGACTCCTTGACCGACATAGCCAGCGTCACCGTGTAGGTGGTCGTCGTGTCGCCCGCGTCCTTGGTCATGTCCAGGCTGTACAAGCCGCTGGCCGCGCCGTTGAATGACGAGTTGCCGGTGTAGAGATCGAAGATTTGCGAACTGTCGCTTTTCCATGTTGCTGTCATGCGCAGCACCGGGAAAGCGGTGGCCGGCGTGCTGGCGGCGATGGCTGGCGGGGTGAAGCGGTAGGTGTGGTCGCCCTGCGGTGTCGGCGTGATGGCCTGTTCCTGATACTTGATGCCGCCGTATTCCCAGTGGAACCGGAACGTGATGTTCGCGTTGGAGGAATTGACCGGCGTGGGCGGCAAGGCGGTCAACACGGGCGCCACGGTCGGGCGCGGCACGCCCACCAGATAGCTTGAGGACGGCGCCCCGCCGTTGATGCGCGTGCCCAGCCGGTTTGCTACCTTGAACCCGTTGTCGCCGGTGTAATACATCCGGTTGAACGTATCGCTTGCCAGCGGCGAACGCACAGCATTCACGTCTGCCGTCCATGAGAAGAACGACAGGCCATCGTCGGTGTAGAGGCCAGCCGGTGTGTTGGTCAGCGAGAGGTACGCCCACCCGCCCTTGGTATTGCGCAGCTCGCCATAGGCAAAGTCGCAGTTTTCGGCGACTGTGGCATCACTGTCGCCCAACAGTGACTCAGGGATGCGTGGTCGCAGCCCGGAGAATCGGTTGAGTTTGAATCCGGCCATGATGCCCCCATTGAGAATTGCTCAATTATGCGGACGTGCCAAGCCATTCGACGGCTAGTTCAGGGCGCTTTGCCCGCGCTCGTATTCCTCTCGGCGATCCATGGCGTGATGCGTGAAAACGTCGTGCTCATCGTCTGGTGTTGGCTTGCACCAGCATGACGGAGATGGTTCATGCTCACGAAGATCATTGATCGGAATGATGTGGTATCGCCTCTGGTGTTCCATATCAGCAGTGGTTCCCGCTGGGGTCGAACATATCCAGCATGTGATCGCACACGTAGCTGGCCAGCGCCTGCCGCCAGCCGTTGCCGTGGTCTATGTGGCGCTTGAGGCGGTCTGTGACCAGCGTTTCCTGCGGAAGCTCGATAAACACCACAGAGGCAATGGTGATGTTAGCCAGCACATCCATGACGTAGCCCAGCGCCACGAATGGCAGCGACAAGGCCAGCGTCACGGGCGTCAGGCGCTTGGCCAGATGGGCGCGGTAAATACCCATGACCAGCACGTACATGGCCCAAAAAGCCCACAGGAAGGCTAGAACATAAAGGGCGTAGTTCATCACAGCGCGGCAGCGGCGGTGAACAGGGCATCAAGCGATGCATCGTTCATGCCAAGCGCCGGAATCAGTGACTGAACCAGCGCGGAATCGCGGCGCACTTCTTGCGCATACTCCCATTCAATGCGGGCCGCTTCGCCTTCAGAACCGGGCATATTGGCGATGGCTGTATTGACGGCGGCCAGCATGTTGGCTGCCAGCAACGCCAATCGCGCCTGTCGCATGGTCACGGCCTGCGGGACATCTGACGGCGGCGGAACATAGGCCGGTAGTTCAGGCGCCGTTGCTCCGGGGAAGTCGGCACGGGTAAATCCAAATCGTTCGATGGTGCTGTTGTCTTCCACAGCACGCCACACACCGGCCTGGTCGTCTTTCTCAAGGCGCCAGAGCGTGCCGCGTAGTGTGGCCATGAAAACATCGTACTCGATGGTGCCGGCAACGGCGTCGAGATCCTCACGGGTGTTGATGACAGTGGATGCCATAGCGATTCTCCAGGTGGTTAAACAGGTTGCAGATATCGGCATGCGCCGCGTGGCCGCGCCAAGAGGCGATGAATCGGTCAAGTGATTCGTGGTCGTTGTTATTCAGATAACGCTTGATCTTGCGCTTTGCGCCGACAACGGAGCGTTTGCGCAACAGCTTGTGACGCGGCCAGATACGGAAGCCAAGAAAGTTGATGCCGCGTGACACGGGCGAGACTTGCCACTTGCTGATGCCAAGACCAAGGCGATGCTGGCTGGCTTCTTCAATGTCCTCGAACCAGTCGCGCAGTTGGTATGGGTTGGATGACAGAATCACAATGTCATCCATGTACCGCGCCCAGTGGCGTGCGCCAAGATCGAAGTGAATGAATCGGTCAATCACGCCGCCATAGACGTTGGCAAAAAGTTGACTGGTCAGGCTGCCAATCGGCAGTCCGTGGCCTGTGTTAGGAACCATGGCCCGGATGGTGGCCAGCGTCTTTTCGCACTTGATCTTGCGCTCGATCAGGTAGTGCAATCGGGCGCGGTCAATCGACGGGAAAAAGCGGCTGTAATCGGTCTTGAGGAAATGCGTTGCCTTGGTGCTGCGCAGCAAAGCCTGAATGTGGCGCACGCCGGCATGCGTGCCCATGCCTTCGCGGCAAGCGAAGGTGTATGGCAGCAATGACGCCTCGAAGATCGGCCCGATGACATTGACCAGCGCGTGTTGCGCCAGCCTGTCCTTGAAGTCCAGTGCCGAAATCAAGCGCGGCTTGGGTTCGTAGATGGTGAATTGACGGTACTCGCCCTGCTCCCATGCGCCGTCAAGCAATTGTTCGCGCATGGCCAACAGGTTCTTGGCCGCATATTCCTTGAATTCAAGATAGCCCCACGTCAGGCGCTTGCCTCGCGCCGTCTTGATGTAGGCATCGCGCAGATTGTCCAGGTCGGCAATCCGTTCGATCAAATGTCCGTGGCGCTTACCCATGGCAAAAGCTGGCCGCGCCGTTCGCCACAACACGGTGGCTACTAGGCGCTCTACCAGACCCCCAAGGGTATTTGCCGAAGCAGGACAACATGGCTGACC